TACAAGTGGTTGATACGGAACACAACATTACAAATAAATACAGAGCACAAGATAGAAATATGGTGCCTGGTTTTTCAACAACAGCAAAGACTCGTCCATTAGCTATAGCTAAAATGGAAGAATATACAAGAGAAAAATTAGTGAAACTTCACTCAAATCGATTAATTGATGAATTATTTGTATTTATATACAAGACTGGAGTTTCACAATCAAAAGCAGAAGCAATGCAAGGTTACAATGACGACTTAGTTATGTCTTATTCAATAGCCCTTTGGGTTAGAGATACAGCGTTAAGATTACAGAAAGATAAAAATGACCAACAATGGGCAACAATGAACTCAATGTTGAAGTCAAATGGAAACAAATCTGAACACGCTGTTGGTTTCGGAGTAGGTTCTGTGGGACAACCAAAGAAAAATCCATATGAAATGGACTTTGGTGATGAAAAAGAAGATTTAACTTGGTTAATTAAATAAGAGGTAAAAAATGGCAGACGAAAACATATTAACGAGATTAGGAAAATTATTCCAAAATCAAATAGTTTTAAGAAAAACAAACGATGGACAAGTAAAAGTCAAAGATGTTGAGTTTTCACAAACAGCTCTAACATCTAATTTTATTGATAGATATAATCGTATCAATTCGGGTACAAATAATATGTCATCATATCAAGCTAAACAAAATGCAAGTGCATATGATGTAGCTAGAAAAGAATTGTTTAGAGATTACGAATTAATGGATGCCGACCCAATTATATCATCAGCATTAGACATTTATTGTGATGAATCTACGGTTGATAACATTGAAAACAGAATAATGAAAATTAAAACCGATAATCCAAAAGTCCATAAAATTTTACACAATTTATTTTACGATATTATGAATATTGAATTTAATCTATGGAGTTATATTAGAAATATGACTAAGTATGGTGATTTCTACTTACATTTAGATATATTGGATAAACATGGAGTTGTTAATGTAAAACCTCTTTCAGTATATGAAGTAAATAGAATGGAAGGACACGACCCATCAAATCCTAAATTGGTTCAATTTGAAATTCAACAATATTCAGAAAGAACAAGAAGTTCTAAAACAGATAATGTTTATGAAAATTATGAAGTAGCTCACTTTAGAAATCTAGCAGATACAAATTATTTACCATATGGTAAGTCAATGTTAGAGGGTGCAAGAAGAGTATTTAAACAATTAACTCTTATGGAAGACGCTATGTTGATTCATAGAATGATGAGAGCACCAGAGAAAAGAGTATTTAAAGTAGATATAGGAAATATACCACCAAATGAAGTTGATAACTTTATGCAACAAATCATTGGTAAGATGAAAAAAACACCTGTGATGAATGCAAATGGTGAATATAATTTAAAATACAATATGGAATCAGTTACAGAAGACTATTACTTACCTGTTCGTGGTGGTGATAGTGGAACGAATATTGATACCTTACCAGCTTTATCAAATGAAGGTGCTATTGATGATGTTGAGTATTTAAGAAACAAAATGATGGCGGCGTTGAAAATACCAAAAGCATTTCTTGGATATGATGAGAATGTAGGTTCAAAAGCCACATTAGCTGCTGAAGATGTGAGATTTGCTAGAACGATTGAAAGACTACAAAAAATCATAGTAGCAGAATTGGAAAAGATTGCAATTGTTCATTTATACACACAAGGATTTGATGATGCAGAATTGATTAATTTTGATTTAGAATTAACTAATCCATCAATGATACATCAACAAGAAAAATTAGAATTATTAACACAGAAAAAAGATATTGCAAATGACTTGATTGAAAATAAATTATTTTCAAGACAATGGATATATGATAATATCTTTGAATTAAACGACCAAGAGAAAGTGGATGTTTTCGATGGTGTAATTGAAGATAGAAAACAAGCATTTAGAATGGAACAGATTGAAACTGAGGGAACAGACCCAGCCGAAGGTGGTGGTGAAGAAGTTGAAAATGATGATGACTTTGAAATGGCTAGACGAGGTGAATGGGGTGGTGACAGACGAAGTGGAACTGGTAAGAAAGAATTTGGTAATGAATATTCAGCCAAAGACATAAAAGATGCTACAAAGTATGAGAGACAACGATATGGTAAACGAGAGTTTAAAGGTGGTTCACCACTGGCTACATCAAAAGGTGCTACAATTGTTGCAAGAGAAGGACTACTAAATCAATTAAAAGATAAGTTTGGAAAAGATTTAGATAAGTCTATGTTAAATGAAGAAATTATTTTAGATGAAGAAGAATAAATTTGGGTTATTTAGTAAAAACATTATATTTATATATGAATAATTACATAAATAGTATCCAAAACAAATGGAGACTCGACAATGCGTAAAGTTAAGCACAATAAAATCCGTAACACGGGTTTATTGTTTGAATTTTTATTGAGGCAGATTACATCTGATGTGCTAAATAAAGACAATGGACCGGCGGTAAAAATCGTTAAAGAAAAATTTAACGAAAACACGGAGTTAGGTAAAGAACTTGCTCTGTATAATATTTTAATTACGAAGAAATTTAAGTCTGATACAAAGGCTGATTACTTCATTAATGAAGTTATGAAAGCGAGGGGTGATTTAAATAATTCAGTTCTAAGAAGGGAAAGATATAATTTAATAAAAGAGATTCAATCTAATTATAATCTTCAAAAATTTATGTCTTCAAAAGTTCCAAATTATAAAACTTACGCATCTATTTTTACATTATTTGAATACAACAAATCTTTATCACCAGACCAAAAAACAGAATCATTTTTTAATATAGTTGAACATGTGACAACAGATGACAAAAGTATTAAATTATCAGAAACTGTTCATACTTTACCTGATGATGAAGATTTAAGAATCTTAACTTATAAAACTCTTTTAGAGAAATTCAATCAAAAATATACAAAATTAAGTGGAGCTCAAAAGAACCTACTTAGAGAGTATATTAACAATGTATCCAATACCAATTCATTAAAAGATACTTTGAAAACAATTGTAAATGAATTAAAAAAAGATTTAAAAACACACTCTAAAAATCTTAAAGATAAAGTTGTAAAAATCAAAATGAATGAAGCTATTAAATCTATTAACAAATTTTGTGGTATTGATGATAAATCAGATGTTGTTAAAGATGAATATGTTATTCAGACAATGAGATATTTAGAACTTGTAAAGGAAGTGAAAAAAAGTGGAAATAAAAAACAGAAAGTTATTTAAAGAGTTAATTAAGAAATTAACACTTGAACTTTTAGACGAAGAAAGTTTAGAAGAAATAACCACTACTGGTGATGTTGCTGGATATTCAACTCCCTTTGCTTTTAGTTCAAAGGAAGATGAGAAGAAAAAGAAAAAAAGATTAAAAAAGAGTACTGGTTATACATTTGTAAGTGAAGGTATTGAAGAAAAAGATTTAAAACAAATAACAAAATTAATAAGAAATGTTGTTGGCGATATATTAAGAGATATATGGTTAAAACGAAATGCTTGGAAATAGGAGATAATAAATGTCATTATATGAAGCAGATGGGAAAAAACAAAAACCAATTATTAGAAATGGAACAGACTTTTTTAGTCATGCAACTTGTCCCACAAATGAAACACATAATAAAAGACCATCATATGTAATAGTAAATACTGATGGGGAATATGCCTTTTGTTATGATTCTGGAAGTCATGGTACTGTTGGTAGTTACATTACTGGTTCATCAATGCAATCTGCAAATGCTGGTGGTATTAGATTAGACATTAATCCTGTGGCTTGGAGAAGAACAGATAGTACTGATGCTGTTGGACAAGTAACATTCGTATATGTGAGGGTAAACTAATGAAAGAGATAATTGTAGATTATATTCCATTTGAAATAACACCTCAACAAATCAATGAGTCAATGAAAAATAATGATGGTAGATTGGTTGTCAAAGGTGTATTACAAAGAGCAGAAGCTAAGAATCAAAACGGAAGAGTATATCCAAGAGAAACCTTAGTTAGAGAAGCTAAAAAATATGCTGAGATTCAAATTGCTGAACGAAGAGCATTAGGTGAACTTGACCATCCTGATTCATCAGTTGTTAACTTAAACAATGTATCTCATAATATACTTGAAATGCATTGGAAAGGTAATGATTTAGAAGGAACTGTTGAAGTTCTCGGAACACCTGCTGGAAACATATTAAAAGAATTATTTAAATCAGGTATTAAACTTGGTATATCATCAAGAGGACTTGGTTCAGTAAAAGAAATGAATGAAGATGATTCAGTAGAGGTTCAACCAGATTTTGAACTTATTGCATTTGATTTTGTATCTAACCCATCTACACACGGAGCATTTCTATCACCAACAAATGAAGGTAAATTAAATGAAGGTGTTGGGACAAGAGATGGTGTGTGTTGTCACGATTGTAAAATTGAAAATATAATTAACGATATATTCAGAGGAGAGTAATATGGATTATAAATCTTTAATGGGGTATGGTAATAAAAAGAAAAAAAAATCAGAACCCAAACAAAACAAAGTGTTAGAATCTATAAAGGATGAGTTTAATTTAAACGAAGGCCCTGCTTACGAATATAAAAAACATTCCAAAAAAATAGACAAATCCCTAAAAGACTTACAGAAAAATTATTTAGACTTTTATGAAAGTTTAAGAAAAAAAGGATTAGATGATGAGGCTGCTGACTTTTTAGATAATTATAAAAAGAATGTAGTTGGATTCACTAAAAAGTATAAAAAAGATTTCGGAAAGTTACTATAATGCCAGCCCAATCAAAATCACAACAAAGGTTTTTTGGAGTTGTGAAAG